TTTCTCCTTGTTGGGGTCATAGTAGCCACTTCGAGGGGGTGTGAGTAGCCAACAATATATGCGAGTTATTTTTTAGAAGCTAACCCACCACGCTTCATAACTTTTTTCTTTTTAGGTTTTTTATTTAATAATCCACCCTTTTCAAAACTTCTTAAATTAGTTGTAACACCTCTACCACCTTGAGACTCAGCAGACCTTAATCTACCTCCAGCATCTGTAACAGTTTTAAATCTATCACTTTGACCCATAGAGGAAAATTTTGATGCTTGTGCTTCTCTAACTTTTGCTTGATTTTTTTCTCTTTCTTCTTGTTTTCTTCTTTCTGCCTCTGCTATTGCATTTAATCTTGCTGTTTCTGTAGCTTGTCTTTTTGCTTCTTTATCTGCGGCAGCTTTTTCCTCTTCTGCTTTTTTTCTTGCTTCTGCATCTGCTTTAGCTTTTTCTTCTGCTTCTGCTTTTAATCTTGCTGCCCTCATAGCAGCGTCTAACGATCCTTCACCTACAGCTGGTTTTTTATCGTTAAAAGTTTGTTCTGCTACTTTCTTAGCCGCATCTACTTCAGAAGCACTAAAATTATTAGGGTTAGCTAGTATGGCAGCAGCTTTATTTGGATTATTTATCTCTGTTACATCTGTACTTTCGTCTGCATCTCTTGCAGGGTCTTCGCCATATTCTGTAAAACCTCTATCACCATATTTTTCTTTTATTTTTTTAGGTTGGATATTTTTATTTTGCATAGCAGTAGCTAAGTTCTGTTCATATATTTTATCTAAATCTACTTCTCCTGTCAAGGTATTTATTATACTTTTTAATCCAAATCCTACACCTTTATATTTACTTTTAAACATATTATCTTTTGAAATTCTTCCCGGAGTACCAAATTCTGTACCATCTAATTTTTGAGAATAGATTTGCCAATCAGAACCTGTCCACATAGCTATAGGACTTAATCCTTCTTCTTTCATTAGATTAAATTCTCTTTGTTTTTGTGCGTTCCATCCTTTAGGAGCATTTTTAAGATATGGCATTCCTAAAAAGTTTTTTTCTTCGGTTATATTAAGATTATCAATATCTGCTTGAGATATAGTTCCCATTTCACGTACTTGTTTACCACCAACCATAACAGAAGTATCTTCCTTGTCTTCTTCTTTTGTATCAGTAGGTTCATCACTTTCTACTTTAGTTTCTTCAGCTATAGGTTGATGCACAAATCCAGCATTTAAAAGATCATCTATTGGGTACAAAGGTCCTGAACCTTCAGGTGGTTCACCTAAAAATGGAATAAAACGAACTTCTCCTGTTTCAGGATTTACATATCTTTTGTTAAATGTTTTAGGAGCACCTGTCGCTGATTCTCCTAATAAGTCAGCACCTCTAGATGGGTTGTAAACACCTGCAGGTTCACCACTAGGATTATACATATAGCCACCACCTTGAGAAAAACCTTGAACATTTTCATCATCATCTTCCATTTCTAAATCATCTACATTAAAAGG